TAGATAGCTGAAAAAGAGTGGTTTATATGCATAAATCACTCTTTTTTTATGTCTGAATTTAGTGAGAAATTGAAAAACGCATACGGAAACGCATACGGAAACGCATACGATATGAAAAACAAAGGTCTCTATACAAAACCCCAAATCTATGATGCTGGAGGCGATACTTCTAAACGTTGGTACGTGTACTTCTCTTATCTAAATCCTAAAACTAACAAGATGGAGAGGCAGACACCACTCTACTATGGTATGAACCGACATCAAGATGCTTCAGTACGCCGCGCAGCTGCTAAACAACTGCGCGATATGGTAGAAGATGTGCTGAAAAATGGTTATAGCCCGTATGAAGAAGGATATACCGAAGAGAAGGTAATAACCATAGAAAAAGCCCTTGAATTAGGTTTGGAAAACGCTAAAGCCACAATGAAAGAAACCTCTTTCAAAGACCACAAGTACCGACTGCTGAACTTCCAAAAATGGCTGTATGAAAATGGATTTAAAGGACGCGTCTTCTCTGTGATTACTAAACGGACAGTCCTTAACTTCCTCAATAGCGTGCTACAACGTACCAGCCCCAAAAACCGCAATAACTTTCGGGCAAGTCTTTCTATATTATTCACCTTTTTGGAAGAAAACGAATACATCACTGATAATTTTGTGAGCAAAATACCTGTGTTAAAAGCTAAGCCCGAACGCAATAAAACCTATACCCAAGCGCAAGAAGAAGAGTTATTTAAATACCTTGAAACTCACGACAAGCAGCTGCTGCTGATGATTAAATTTGTAAGTTATAACTTCTTACGCCCTATCGAGGTATGCCGTTTGCGTGTAAAAGATATTAATTTTGAGGAGCGCCAGCTGGTAGTAGATGCTAAAAACCAACTACAAAAAACTAAAATCATTCCTGAACTCCTCTTTAAGGAAATAGCTCACCTTAAAGGGGCAAATCCTGATTATTATCTATTTGCACCCCAAGGCGTAGGAAGCTGGGAAACTTCAGAGGTAAACAAGCGTGATTATTGGAGTAAACGATTTAAGAAAGTAAAAGAAGTCTTCAATATGGGTAGCGAATATGGTATTTACTCATTTAGACATACCTTTATTACCAAGCTATATCGTGAGTTGCGCAAAACGCTTACCCCTCACGAAACTAAAAGCCAGCTAATGCTTATCACTGGGCATACTACCTTTACCGCCCTCGATAAGTATTTGCGCAATATTGATGCTGAGCTGCCTGCTGATTACTCAGCTCTTATTCTCCAAGCCTCGCGCTAAGTAGGTTACTATTTCCTCGCCGCGTGCCTGGCTAATAGCGGTGGCAAGGTACTCTAATACTTGGCTATCATTAACCACTTTATCGATAAAAGGCTGTTCTTTTTGTCCCTTGCGATATAGGTGTGCCTCTACGCGGTACTTCGTTTCTCTCGGCTTATGGCGCGTACGCTGGTGCGATTTGCGCAGCCTACCGCTCTCGATACCATAATGCAGCACAAAGCCGTGTCGGTGCATTTTTATTTTCAAGCCTCTGAGGTACTTTTGCTCATAGCCTTCTTTGCGATTAGAATTGGGTAAAATGGGCTCTGCTGTAGCGTTTCTTAAGGCGTTATCATCGTTGCGAATGTGCCTACTAAATCTGCTGGTCTCGTTTCTGAGCGCACTCTGTAGCATTGCTGCTGCCTTATAGCCTATTTCTTCTTCATTCATAATTATTTACAGCCTACGGGTACTGTCCAATCTTCTTGTTTAACTTTTAATGATGTGGGGGTTTTAAAATGTACTTCTACATCTACGCCAAAAAAGTGCGCTTGAGTGTCCTCCACAGGATAGATTTTGGTTAAATCTTTTTCAAAGGAATTGAAGAGGAAATGCCCTTTTTGGTGATTGTCCCAACGAATGCGCGCCAAACACTGTAACGCAATGGCTTCTGCCTTACTTATAAGCTCTTGTTGCGCCTCGAAATTGTCGTGAGGGGCGTTTGCATAGATGATTGAGAAGGTAATTTTGCGTCTGCCCATAGTGTTCAATTCGCCTCCGTCTAAGCCTAATTCGTAATCGTAAATTGCCAAGAAAGGTGAGGCTATGCCATTGAAAGAGCGTTCTTTTTCGGCAATCTCGCGAGAGAAATAGCCCACTTTATCCTTGATATGGATATTTTGGTCTGCTAAATCGGAAAAGTATTTTTTTAATTGGAGATACATAATTAATTGACGATAGTTTGTTGTCCGTTAGGGTTCTTATCGAGGGTAGTGAGGTTGATATTCGGAAAATTGCCGTATAGGGTGCTGTCCCATTTGTTCCAATCGCGGATACGCTCGAAAACTTCGAGGGTGCGCAATCGCTTTACGGGCATACGGGTGGAGAGAATGGTGTACGCCTCGCGCTTATCGGAGCCAGAGCCTGATAGGTTTTTGCCTCCTGGTATGCCTGCCCCCAGCAAACAAGGGTCTACCCCCATAGGAAAGAGTATTTCGGAATTGCCGGCACTGGCATCGGGCAAGAAGTTGCCGTCCTTAATCTTGTCGTCGATAGGGATTACCTCGATGCCTTTGATAAGATTGTTGTTGCTATCGCGGAAGAATGGTGACACAAAGGAACGCCCTGCTGCTTTGTTACCGCTCATATGATCGTCGATTGCCCTGATGGTTTCTTGGCGAGCGGCTTCGCGTTTTTCTTGTGGCATTTCCTGCCATTCCTCGCGCCCAAACTTGTGAAGGAAGAAATCATCGGCGATGTATATCACGTATTTGAGGTTCAGCTGGTTTTCAAACATATACTTTTTGAACGAGGGCACGGAAAGCACTACATCCACCCAACCATTGTAGAAGGAACTATGCCATTTTACCTTGGGGTAATTCTTCTCGGTAGTAAGCGTGCGCATTACGGGCACGATAAACTTGTCGATTTTCTTTTCTTTGCAAAAGGTTTTGAGGGTTTCGACATTGTGAATATCAGAGAAAAAGGGCACTTCTACGGTTAGTTCCTCGTTGAGGGTATCGCCCCAAGTGGTATTGATATAGACTTTATCGACAAAGCCTTTTTTGTTGGGCACTCCTAACCGACAATGGGGGGCTTGCTGGCGTTTTATAGATACAATCTTGTCGAAGTTGGGTGCGAGCAGGTATTCGACAAAGGCAATTCCGTAGGTTTCAAAATCCTCGATAATCTCTGCCATTGTTACATCCCAACGGCAGGTTTTGAAGAAGCTATCAATCTCGGGGAAAGCCGAGCGGAGGCGTTCGCGAGTGGTTACGCTTTCTTCGGTTTCTACATCTTGATAGAGGCGGAAGCCCAAACCGTAGTGAGCGGAAATGAGTACTTCGAGTCCGCCAATAGCAGCGCCCGTTTTGTTGAGTTTTTTGGTGAACTCTTGTGGGTATAGGTTGCTGTCGCCCCAAGCAGCATACTTATCGGTGTCGCTTGAATCTTTTTGCGTTTTGGGGGTGGAAAGGCTTTGCTTATCAGAGCCAAAGACTACAGCCGCTTTGGAGGCTGAAAGCATATATAAATCTTTGTCTAATTGTTTCATATTTAGTAAATTACTTATTAATTTTGATAAGTACTGTATTTACCATTGTACCGCTTTCTTTGAAGCTGCTGGCAGGAAGCTCTTCAATGGTGCCATTGTATTCTGCTACCAACTCTCGAAAAGCTTTGGTTTTGTTGTCGTTTTTGAAAAGAATTGATGCTGAAGCAATCGCTATTACACAACGTTTAGCAATTTGTATGGCTTTGGTGATGTGAGCAATGTCTTGTCCCTTATTAAAAGGAGGGTTCATTACTATTACATCGTAATCTTTTTGAGGCTCGAAAGTCAAAAAGTCGTTGTGGATAAGGTGTAAGCCTTGAGCTTGTAGGGTTTGGCGATTTTTCTCATTTAGCTCTATACAGTCGCAATGGGGCATTAGGCGGGCGATGTTGCCTGTACCTGCACTGGGCTCGAGGCAGGAGTCTGAGGGCTGTATGTTTGCTAAAGCAACTATTTTTTCAGCTAAAGCTGTAGGGGTAGGGAAAAATTGAAAAGCTTGTTTTTCAGAGGTGTATTCACCTGTGTTGATAATCTGTTCGATAATATCTTCTACCTCTTCGGGGAAGATGTGCACTTTTTTAGCTGAGTTCCACTTACCTCCTATAGCGGTAAGTACTTTGTTGAGCTGCGCATAGGTTTTGCGGTCGAGTTGTTGGGTAATACGTAGGGTATTACCTTCAGTTTGGCATTCTGTTAATAGGGTGATGATGTTTTTATCTATTATCATATTATAAATTTAAATAACGATTTTTTATTTTATTATACTTTCTATCGTGTTCTTCAATAGTAGCTTCAGTGACTTCTATCTCTCTGAGTAAGGAAGATAATTTTTCAATGAGGGCTATAGCTTTAGGTCGTTCTTCTTTTTTCCACGTAGCATAACGTTCTTTGATGGTATTTAAAAAATCAGCAGTAGTTAAAAAATTAGCAGTTTCAAATTCCATTAAGAAGTAACTCATAAACATCTTAGAAACCTCTGTAATAATTCGTTCTTGTTCTTCATAAGAAGGCAATAAAATAGTAAGGTTTTCTAAAAAAATTATATCCATTTTTTTAGAAAATCCGATAACCTCTTCTTCTTGTGCAGGCATATCTAAGAGAAGTCTTGATAATAGGGCGACAAAATAAGGAATACAAACCGTTTTATGAGGTCTGATAGCTACCACGTGTTTAGAAACGATAGCTTGTTCAATATCCATCACTCCTATTTTGCCTAATGTACCTACTGTACTGATGATAATGTCGCCTTTTTTGGCAAGAACAGGATTTTTTACATTTTCGGGCACTACATAGCGTTTGCAACAAATACGCCCTTGCTGAATATCTGATACTCCCACTATAATTGGATAACCTTCTTCTTTTTCGTTGGTTTTTGCCTTGTCTATGTTTTTGCCGATGAGTATTTGAGCGCAATCAGCTAAGCGTGTAGTGTTATTCATTTTTAAATTATTAATAAATTACTTCTTTTCCGTTGAAGGCGACGATAAAGAGGATACAAATTTTCTTTATAGTGCCGTCGCTGAGTTTGATATTGCGGGTTTTGTTTTGCCAGTGGTTGGGGTTCTTTTCAAAATCTTGCTTGTTGCGGGGTTGCTGCATAAGGGTTGCGCCCGTATAAGTGCAGAGTTTTCCACCAAAGCTGTTTTGCTTGTTGTAGGTGCGTACGGTTATAGTGAAGGGTATGGGCTTTTTGCGCTCATCGAGTTTTCTCATTTCAGCCAGTACGTCCTTTAAAAAAACTTTGTCCATAGGTGTTGTGGTTTTATTGGGCAAAGGTAATAGGTAGGGTTTTATTAGGAAAGGACAGGCTTTTTTATCATTATAGAAAAATTAAGTGGCTGATTTTCAGCAGGTATGAGTGGCGGGGTTATCAGCTTGTATTCATTGAACAAAGAAAAACCCCCTGCCGCCTTAGTGATTTTTACAATTTGAATTTAGAAAAATGGGGTGATATATGAAGACGAGGTGACAGGGATGAGAGACAAAAAAAAAGCGCACCCGCTATGAGGGTACGCCTAAAAAAATATACCATTATGAGAAAAATTATCCTTCTTTCACTAACTAATACTATATGAAACGAATGACGAGGCAAAGGTAGGAGGTTTGTGCGGTTTGTGAAAGGACTGTTTTCTACTGGTGGCTAAGAGGTGAAAAGGGGTGCGAAGCGTTGTGCAGTAAGGGTTTGCGGGGTGTTTGTAGGGTGTAGGTTCGTTGTTCGTTCGATGTTCGTTCGTTGTTGGCTGTAGTGTGATAAGGGTGTGATATAGGGCTGTAATGGGTAATAAAAAAAGATAAAAGGCTGTTAGTTAGTCTTTTATCTTTTGTTTTTGGCGTGGGACAGGTTTAGAAGTTTTTTTTACGAGTTTATTATGATTTTGCCCTTTGTTCTGCTTGTAATATTGATTCGGTGAGGACTTCAAAAAAATCGTATACACGGGTGGCATTGCACTGGTGCCAATTGCCTAAGGGCTGATGCTTATCCATTGCCATTACGCTGATAATCTTTGAAAAGGGAGTATAAGCAGCTTCTTTCCTAAATACGGGGTTTTCGCCTCTTTGGGTGGAGCTGGGAGAGGCAAACACTTTGGGAAACCTACTGATGATGTATTCCCTACAACAGGTGTAAGCAAAGGCTACCTCGTAGGCAGTGGTTATAGGTGTCTTATCGGTATGCTCGGCTACTTGTGGGAGGTTTAGCACATCAAAAGGCTGGTGGGCAAAGTTGTAGAGCGATGCCATAAGCTGGCGCAACAGCAATTCATCCTGGTACTGCGATAGGCGCAAACGATAATAGAGACTATCGGCTACCGAAAACTGCTTGATAGTAAGGTTGGCTAAACGAGGGGCGGGTGCTACCATTTTCGTGACCTCACGAAAATGATATAGCTTTTCGGTAGTGAGGAAGGGCTCGGCGTATTGCCATAGCGTAGTGAATGGCACTTGCAGGAGTAGCTGCTGCTGGGTACGCTTGGGGAGGTGCGAAAGGAGGATTTGGATAATTCGCAAAGGCGTTTTTTCGGTATTATCCAATGTTAAGAGTATCCTGCACAACGCCCCTCGCTGCTGCTCGCTGAGTTCTTCGTATGTTTGTGGTATTGTTATATTCATTATCGTCTGTTTTTTTCTCGGATGTTTTCGTATTCTTTAATAGCGCGTTGCATTTCACGTCCGTTTTTGGCATCGGCAATTACGTAGGCATCTACACCGTTTTTTTCGAGGCGGTCGAGGGTGGCGGTGAGCTGTGCCAGGGCAGTTTTTAGTTCTGCATTTTGATTGCTGAAAGTTGTATTTTGATTTTCAGGCTTATCGGGCGTGTAGGACGATTCGGGGGCTTCTGATACATTGCCGCCAGTAGCATAGGTGTTTTGCGCCTTGCCGGTGCGTTTGGCTTCTATCCACTCGGTAACACGTGCCACTTGTGGGTCGGCAAGGAGCATTGCGGGTATTACGTACTCTTTGCCGTGTACTACCCCTGCTACCTCGTGTCCTGTTTCGTCAGTAAAGCCTAAGCCTTTGGTATAACCGCCCTGTGCATAGCTGGGGGGCTGTTGTGCTGCTACGATACCGAGCTGTACCGCTCCTATACCGCCCACGATAGCAGCTAAGGCTGTACCTGCCAAAGGGCCTGCATCGGAATAGGCTCGCATTACTGCCAAAGCTGTATTGGCTATGATATTGAGCATATTGGCGGCTTTTTGGGCTTTGAACTGTTTGAGGGCGAGTTCTTTCTTCTTGGCTTCGGCTTCCTCATCGAGGCGTTGCAGCTCTTTTTGGTACTGTGCCTGCGAGATATAACCTTGGTTGAGCTGGTCTAGGAGGGCTTGTTTTTTCTTCTGCTGGTTGGCGGTGTATTTGGAAAGCTCGCGGGCATTGAGGTTTTCTTGCAATTGGGAAAAAGCGCTAAAAGCGTTGTTCATTGCCCCTATGCCCATTTCTACCGCTCGGAAGCGCGCGTGAACGTTGTCGAGGTTTTTAAATACATTATCCCATTCGGCAGCAGTAAAACCTAATACATCTACCTTTTCGAGTTCGGAGCCTGCTGCTTTATCTACTTCTTTGGTATTTAAGCCGTCCAACTGTTCTTTTACCTTGGTCATCTGCTCTTCGACCTTCTGAATGTCTTCGATGAGCTTGTCTTTGGCTTCACCGGTAACGGTTTGCAGGTAGCTTATCAGGAGTTTTTTTTGCGCCTCGAAGCTGGCAAGGCTTTCTTTTAGTACCTCCTCATCGGCTTTGCGGCGTAGGGCTTTTTTAGCCTCCTCCAAAGTTTTGATTTGGGATAGTTCTTTATCCGAAATCTGATTGCGTAAGGCTTCTTTGGCGGTGTCTAAATCTTGAATGAGTAGGAGTTCTTCTGCTTTTTCGCGTTTTTTTACGGCAAGGCAGTCGTTCATCTCTTTGAGGGAGCGCTCTACCTCTTTGGCACTGTGCTTTTCGCGTACTTGGGCGAGTTCGGCTTGTTCTTGTTTTTCGTATTCAACAGCTATTTGCTTGTTGAGCTCTTGCAGTTTACGCTTTTCCTGAATTGTTTTTAGCAGGTTTGGATCATTATTGGTTTTGGCTTCTGTTTTCAGTTTAAGGATGTCCTGCTCTAAGTCGGCGTTTTCTTGTTGTAGCTTGAAGCGCTTGTCGTTATATTTTTGCTCGGTAAGAGCCAGCTGCTTGTCGAGGCTTTCCTCCAAACCTTGCGTAATTTCTTTTTGGAGTTCCTGCTCGGCAGCCAAGCGCGCCTTATTAGCATTGCGGTACTCATCGGTGTAGTCCTTGGGCTTTTTTTTGGTTTCTTCACTGTTAGGAGATATAGAAGAGACACTATCATCAGTAACAACACCATTCTTAGTATTTTCTTCTTGTTGTTTAACAAGAAGGTCGGTAGCTGTTTTTAATTCTTCTCCTGCTTTCTTCACATTTTGCATTTTGTTTTTGGTAGCTGTTACCAAGTCATCACTTGTTGAAGCTATAGGATTACCCATATTTTTAATGGCATTCCACGTTTTTTCGTACCAAGCGATATTTTCTTCTAATGAGGAATACTCGGCTTTGGCGAGGGCTTCGGCTTTTTGGTCGACAAGGGCTTTTAAATATTTTTCGCGTGCAGCGGCTTTAAGGCTTTCGATGTAGGTATCTAATGCGTTTTTAGCTTGGAGAGTGTTAGCGGTTTCTACTGTTAGCTGTTTGTTGTATTGAGGTACAAGCCTGTTGAGTTCGTCTACTGCTTTTTTGCGTTCGTTATAGCTTTTATTGGTGTCGTTGGCTGTTTTGAGGAGTTGTCGCAAATGGTGTTCTTGTGCAGCGGTTTGTACATTAGCTTCTTTGATTGCATCGTTTTGTATTTTGAGCTGCACATTGACTTCTTTCTGTTTGTTGGAGAACAATACAAGAGCCGTTGCTACAGCTGTTATAGCACTTAATAGTAAGCCCCAAGGGTTTATTTTGGTAACGAGATTAAACGCCTTCATTGCGGCTGTTGCCCTAATGGTGTTGCCTGTTAGGGTGGCTTTGGCAGCCGAAAGCAATAATATAGTACCTTTACACAAGGCGGTAGTAGCATTTGTTACTTTCATAGCGGCGTTGTACAAGATGGTTTGTTGCCAAGCGGCTTTGGTAGCTACAGCAGAGAGATAGACAGCGGCG